GATTATGACGATTTGTTAGCCGGCTTGGAAAAGGAATTCGACTTGATAAAATTGGCACCGGAAATTGTGCCGGTCAACTATGACAAGCGGCCGATGCTTCAAATCTATGTACCCGGGCAAACGGTCATTGGTTGTTTCCTTTCCGGGATGTGGTGGGAACAGGAATGCGACGCGGTTACTAACACGGGGAATTTGACCGGCAAATTTCATTTCGCGTTGAACAAAGCGCAACGCATTTTGGAAATTTCCGGGACCACAAACCCGGAATTGCCCGGCGTCTTTATGGGAGTTCCGCCGACAATTTCACAGACATCGCCGTATGAACAATTTTCATACGTTTCCGGGGATTTCCGTTTGGATTATAGGGACCAGGTTGTCGGGGGTGCCGGCGGCAGTACCCGTTTACACGAATGGACTATAACGAAGATTTCAACGGGTGTTGTAATGTGGCGCAGATATGTAACAAATGCGACCGGATTGCAAACATTGCCTTATAACGTTACATTATCCCCTGTTGCGGGGACCGGCGCAACGGGGAATGTGCAAATATACGGGCACGATGTTTCCGTTTATGCTCGTTATATTACTGATGTGTTGAGTTCCGGCGGAGATAACACTTTTGAAATTCCGTCTGATGACCTTGTGCCCGATAACCGGAATTATTCGCGGGTAATTCCGTACAATTTCCCAAATACGATTATGTTTTCGGATGTGTTGAGCGACGAACCGACACAATGGGGAATTTATGAGCCGGGGAAATACTATGTTGCGCCGTCAAGTGCGATAATTACGGATGCTTTCCCGATTGCGCGAAATGCCTGGACAAGGGTTTCTTTGTGGTTTCTGCCATACGCGTTTGATACGGAAATCGAAGCGAAATGGCGCAAGGCATCCGTATTGCGCGATGCGTTCCCGTTGGATTCTGTCATTTCCGTTATGCTTGCACAGATTGCGCCGGATTTAACACACGAATTTTCAACGGACTATTCCCAATTTCTTTATGGACAAAATCCAATTTCGGGCGTTACGCAGCGTTTGTTCATAACGCCGAAATCGAATGTTGTTTCGTCCGGATATGACCAGCCGGCGCAAAAGGCCCCGTTGACCTTTGCAACGGTCCTTAATATGTTGCGGGATTGTTTCCGTTGTTATGGGTTCATTGATAACGGGAAATTCCGAATTGAACATATATCCTATTTCAAGAATGGCGGGTCGTATGCCGGATTACCGGTTATCGGGGTTGACTTGACAAAAGAAAAGGTTTCCAGGTCCGGTAAGAAATGGGCTTTTGCGACGTCGAAATATTCCTTTGAAAAGCCCGAAATGGTTGCACGGTATCAATTTGGTTGGATGGACGATGTTACGGAATTGTTTGAGGGGCGACCGATAGACATTGTTTCGAACTATGTGGAGCCGGGGAATGTGGAAAATATTAGTGTGTCGCAAATGACATCCGATATTGACTATATTTTGCTGAACCCGTCGGAAATTTCGAAAGATGGTTTCGTGTTGCTTTCTCCTGTCCTTGAAAACGGCGAATATGTATTGCCGTATTTGAATGTGAACATTGACGGTACAGACCATTATTTGCAAAATGGTTATGTGTCCTTTGAATTCCTGCAACAGTATTATTTCGATGATATGCCGGCGTGGGTGTACGAAATCGGCGGGGAGCAGTACGAAGCAGCCGGCGTAAAGAGGTTAAAGACCCAGGAAGTGAATTTCCCGGCATTAACTGACCCGAATTTGCTGCAATTAGTCAAAACAAATTTGGGGGATGGTATGATTAAAAAAATGTCCGTAAATTTGTCAAGTAGAAACGCAAAGGTAACATTGGCTTATGATACAACAGAACAATAATTTAAGCGTCATTCCGTGGTATCCGTCGAAAGACGACCAAAATGCCCGCAAATGGTGGGTGTATGGGCGCGTATATCCGTTGTATAATCCCGGCAAAAATCTTTTGCCGTTCCAATGCTTGCGCCCGGCGTTGGCGTCCCCTCTTGGGTCGATAAATTACGTTTCCGGCTATATTCTTCCGGACGGCTCTATTGATGAAAGTGTAACGACGTGCGGCGTTTCATCGTTCGACGTAACCGGCGATAAACTTTTTTTGCAAGACATCCCGGCGGCCTATCCTGGTGGCGTTGCGGTTGCCGCGTATGACGAAAACGGGGACACGTTAGGAACGTTTTTCGGGGCGATGGATGGTACGTTTACGGGTTGGTGGGATTTGCCCGATGGCACCGTGTCCGTATATGTCCAAGTGTTTAATGAGGATGTGAGCGAGAACACCGGGAAAGTCGGGGACAATGAAACCGCGCCCGTGCCCGTGCAATCGTTGAAGATTTACGACTATTCGGGTGCGCTGATTGCAGACATTACGGCGGCGGCGCAGTTTGCAGGATTAACGGTTAAACGTGTTCCGGCCTTAATAGATGCCATTGTTTTCCCGTCAAATGCACCCGTGTTGCCGGATGGATTGCACGGACGTTACTACCTGGAAATGTCAGATGGCGTCAACACGTTCTATTCAGACGTCATTACGATAGTTGGCGATGCTGAACCATACTTGAAAATTGAATGGGGCGACAAAGAAGATTTCGTAATGGATGCCGGAACTATTGTGTATAATGCGCCGGCGTTCCGAAATGTGTTGTACCTGGATTCGGACATTGCAAAGCCTGATTACATCTTTGAAGATGAGGGCGAAACGCGGGACGGCTATTTCTTTCCGGTAAAGCAGATTTCGGAAAAGCGATACAGGTTTGCGTACCTTGCGCCGGAATACCTGTTGGACGTTATGCGCTTTATACGAATGGCCGATTTCGTGGAAATTACGTATCACGGGAAAGTGTACCACCCGGACGAATTTTTGATTACCCCGGAATGGGAGAGTTCGGGCGATGTGGCCACGGTAACGGCTGAATTCGACACGGCAACGGTTGCAAAGAAAATTGGGCGGTTTGCGATTGGAAACAAAGACTTTAACAACGATTTCAATAACGATTATAAATAAAACAACTATGGCAAATTACGAAAATTTGAAAGCCTTAATTGCTGCCGCTATCAAGGAAAATGGCAATGAGGAAATAACGGGCCAACTGTTACAAGGCGTTTTGCTTAACCTTGTGCGCGTTTTGGGCGATGGTTATCAATTTGGGGGCGTTGCAACGCCTAATGGTTCCCCGGACATTTCGGCGGATGCACGGGCATTTTTCCTTGCTTTCCAGGCCGGGACATACGTAAACTATGGGGGCGTTGTTATGGCATCCGATGGCATCGGTATCATTACGCAGGGCGACGAATGGGCCATCATATCAATTGCTCTTTCTTCTGACGTTTTCGTGGCAAATGCTTTTGGCGATACTACATTTGCGCAGGTTTTGGCTGCAAAAAACGCAGGCAAAGCAGTTATTGCCGTAACGCCGACCGGCGATGTGTACACACTTATCGGCACGACACTTACGGACGGCTCTTTTGGTTTTTATACCGTACAGGTTAGCACGGCGCGATACATTTGGTTGAAGCCAAATGATACGTGGAACGGTCCAGGTGAAATTCAGTTGCAAAGAGTAGCCAATATGGTACAGGCCATCGGTGCCGGTGCGCCTGACAAATACCCATCCACGGCGGCGGTCAAAACGGCCATTAATGCAGCGATAAATAATTTGCCCGGACATCTTGGCTGGTTTACGCCGAAATACAGTGAGGACGATGGGGCGGCATACCTGCCGGCCCCCGGGACTTACACGCAGGCTGAATTGACTGCGGACTACGGGCTGACTCCGGCTGTCATCCGAGACCTCGCTGCAGGGAAATACGCCGGGGTCCACCTGATTGATGACTATAGGGAGAGCGACTATTACGAAGCCTTCCTTGGTGGATACCTCTGGACAGATGGAACAATCGAGGTTGAGGTCCGCAATGTCGCCGGTAACAACATTTGGGAGTTGAATTACGACCCGGTAGAGGGCAACTTTACGGTAACGTTCCGTTGATATGATGACGATTTACCGGGAAAAGATTGCCGCCGGCATTGTTGCCGGGATGCTTTCGGCATTTGTCGAAAATTTGTTGCCGTTGTTTATAACGGTGGCGGTTTTCGAAATGGTTGATTTCGCAACGGGCGTGCTGAAATCGGCGGTCGTGGCACATCGTTCCGGGATGCGTTTTGCCTTTGAATCTGTAAAGGCGTGGCGGACAATTTACAAATTCGTTTTCATCCTTATAGGCATTTGGCTTGCCGAGATGTTAGACCAAACGATTGCCGGGGAAACGCGCTTGCGGTTTGCAAACTATTTCACGGCATTTTGTTGCGGGGTGGAATTTTGGTCATTCCTGGAAAACGCGGCGGTCATTTCGGAACATCCGGTTTTCCGTTGGCTGCGAAAGTTTATGAAAATTAAGGTGGAGGACCAAATCGGGATGACGTTTGAAGAAGCGAAAAAAGACGATGAAAAGAATTGATGCAATCGTAATCCATTGTTCGGCGACCAGGGCGGGGCAAGACGTCCGGGCCGCTGACATTGATAAATGGCACAAGGAACGCGGGTTTGCGATGATTGGTTACAATTATGTCGTGGACCTTGACGGAACCGTGGAGGTCGGGCGGCCGTTGAACCGGGACGGGGCGCATTGTAACACGGCCGGATTGTCCGGGAAATCGTACAACAAACATTCAATCGGAATCGTGTACGTTGGCGGTCTTGATGAAAACGGGAACCCGGCCGATACCCGGACGCCGGAACAGAAACAGGCATTGGCCGATTTGGTTTACCGTCTTATCAACGAACACCCGATTGTTGAGGTTATCGGGCATCGGGACGCAAGCCCGGACAAAAACGGGGATGGAATGATTACACGCAACGAATGGATTAAACAATGCCCGTGTTTTTCTGTACGCGACGAATTTCCGATGGCAGTTTGTGTGGCAAAGAAAAAACAATAACTTTGCAGTATGATTGGGATTTACAGATACACGAACCGCGTTAACGGAAAATCTTATATTGGGAAATCAACCAATATTGAACAACGGAAAAATGGCCATTTGAGGAAAACGAAAAATGGCGATACGACATATTTTCATAATGCGTTGAGGAAATACGGCGAACAAAATTTTGATTTCGAAATACTTGAACTTTGCCAAGACTCGGAATTAGACGAACGCGA